CCTAAAAAACGCCGACACTAACACGTCGGCGTGGATAGCTCCAGATAAATTTTTCAGAAAATTCGTGATTAGGTAATATTATAATTATGACTAATGCTAGTAGTAAGAGCAATAGCAGTATTTGTTCCCTTGGGCAGAGGGAGGGATTGTTAGTTTTAGAGCCTACGCTCAGGGGCGCGAGCTTTCGGGCGCGGGCGGTCGGGCACAACGGGGGCGCGGGGGGCTTGGCGCGGAGCGTGGCATAGTGTGTAATTGTAGCAGTGACGCCGCTAGATACTCCGGGCGCGTCGAGGCGGCTAGTGCGAGAGGGAAAACTTATGATAACTAAATCCCCGATTAAGAACGCCCTCGCGGCGTATCAGAAGAAGTGGTTCCCTCAGTCGAGCGGCGATCCCTCAGAGCCGTTTCCTCTGGAGCCAAGGGGCGCAGAGTTTCAGCCAGCGCGTCCGAGCGCAGAGTCCGAATCTCTAACACAAGAGGCTACGAGATAATATGGGTGTTCCTAACTCAGGTGTGAATTATAAAGCTGGCGGTTCGAGCGCCTTGCATAAGGGCTCGCAGTGGCGGCGCATACTGCGGATTGAAAGAGCGGCGCGTTTGCTCGCAAGTGGCGCGTATTCTAACGACGACGTAGCGCATCATATCGGCGTGACGCCTGCATATCTCTCTCTTCTGAAGCAGACGCCTGAGTTCAAGGCGAGGATGATTGAGATAGCCACGGGGATTACAGCACAGCATGATCTTGATATAAGGGAAGACTTGGAGTTTCAAAAAGAGGAAATAGCAAGTATGGTTCCTCTAGCATTGCAGCGATTAAAAACCCTCGCGCTCTCGCGGAATGAGAACGTGGCGCTAAAGGCCACAGGAGAGATTCTTGACAGACATGGCGCTCATGCGAAAGTGCAGCGTATTGCTGTCGAGCGCGCCGACGACTTAGATCATAATAGAAATTCCGGCATCGCCAATGATATCCTGGCGGTCTTACGCGGAACGCCCCTCACTACCACAACTCCCACTGATGATATAATGGACGAGTTTACAAAAGGCGCGATGGATGCTTCCGCACAGATTAGTATCACAGCTGATATTGTAACAGAAGACACCCTTAAGTACATTGACGAGAAGAAACTCACAGTTAACTAATAGGAGATTAAAATGGAAGACTTTCAAAAGCGCGTGGTAGAAGAGAAGGATGCTCTAGTAGAAAAGATGAATAAACTAGATCCCTTCCTTAGTACTCCAACCTACGCCAACCTACCCCCAGACGAGCAATCTAGATTAAGCCGTCAGTATCTCATTATGCAGCTATACGCACAAGTCCTCGAAGAGAGGATCAGCGCCTTTTAGTTTTCGGGCCACGGAGCTGTTACTTTGCGATGCGTTGTTCTGCAACTGAATCTAGGCTCTGATGCTTTTGGACGGGCTATCAACCTAGTGGCACACTGTTACGACGCGGAATTATAGCAGCTCCACCCTTCTTATTTTTTACCATTAACAGGCGCCATAGTGCCCGTCCCGTGAGCGGAGCGCGCAGCGCGGAGCGAATAATGAGCGCCTTTAAAATACCGACGAAGAATACTAATACCTCAAACAAGGCTTATGAGAAAGGCACTTTTAATAATATTCATAAGTATCAGAAAGTTTTGAAAGAGCAAGCGAAAGCTAAAGAAGAATCAGAGAAAAACAAAGATGGCCTATGATGTTAGTGACATTAAGAACATAATCGACGATCAAGAAGCCTCGGCCTTAATTGAGAACGAGCGCTCGAAGATTTATACCCCTCGTTCTATATCGGGTGGATTTCAGATACTACCTGTCCTTAGTAATCTCGCTCCTAAGGTTGCGAGACAGATTCATAGGATTAATTGTTTTGGTTCTTTGTATTATTTCTCTGTCTATGCCCTGGGTAAGAATCGGTTTCAGAAGAACCCTGATCTCTCAAAGAACCTTCACTATCAAATGTGCAAGGCAGTAGAGAAAGATGGAATTCAAGATGTAATTGAAATCCCTCGTGACCATTATAAGACGACAGTATACTCAGAGTGCTTCACAATGTGGCGGACGCTTCCGTTCACAAATGAAGATGAAGATATAATGGGTAAGATGGGGTATTCTGATTTATACCTAGAATGGATGCGACGAGCGCACCGGCAAGATTACAGATGGCTGATTATCTCAGAAGTCATTAAGAACGCGATTAAGATTGGTACTCGTATTAGTCAGCATTATGAAGGTAACGCAATCTTCCGTAGTCTATTCCCTGAGATTCTCCCAGATGCTTCTTGTGCGTGGAATAAGGAATCTCTAACGCATAAGAGAACTCAAGTAGGAATGGGACAAGGCGAGGGAACTTATGATTTCCTCGGAAGCGGCGGTGCTCTTCAGTCAAGGCACTATGATGGGATGATCCAAGATGACCTTTTCGGGCGCGATGCTCTAAAGTCCGAGACTGTGCGAGAAGACACAATCGAATATCACAAACTCCTCGTAGGAGCTTTCGATGCTGATAACACTTCGGGCAATCGGGATAACGACGAGCTTATTGTTGGCAATCGTTGGGCCTGGAATGATCTTAATAGTTATATCAGGGCTAATGAGACTTACTTTAATTTCACTACTCACTCAGCCCTAGGCGGATGCTGTAAGTTACACCCCTATGGCACACCAATTTTCCCTGAAGCCTTTAGCCTCGAAAAACTAGAACGCTGGAAGAAACGTCTAGGCTCTTATCTCTTCAGCTGCCAGTTCTTAAACGTCCCGATCAATCCAGCAGAAACGAAGTTCAATAAGAAAGACCTTTGCTACTACGAATTCATAGCTGACGGCTCAAACACAGTCATAGGCAAGAAGCGCCGGGTTGCAATTAGGCATCACGTAAGAGAAGGTGACGTTATCCCCGACTTGATGCCCCGTACTCTCAAGCGCTATATGATACTAGACCCTAATCACTCAGAGAACCAATCTAAAGGCCGCTGCCGTCATGCCATCACAGTCACCGGAATACTCCAAGAACCACGCAGAATCTATCTTCTCGATGTTTGGGCTAAGGCTTCTAGCATGGAAGTTTTACTTGCGACTATGTTTAATATGGCATATGCTTGGAAGTTAGAAGAGATTTGGATGGAGACAATCGCGGCGCAGAAGTATCTTAAGTATCATTTCGAGTACGTGCAAAAACACGGACTCGCTGAGGCTCTTAAAGATCATACTGACAAAGAGAACGCTGTTGATTGGTGCAAGCGAATTACTATTAAGGAACTTGTTACTCCCCGAACGGCTAATGCTAAGCAAATGCGAATTGATGGCCTCGGGCCGATAATCGAGCGGAATGAGCTTTGGGTTAATAGCTTCGGACAGACAGAGTTTATGGAAGAATTAGAGTCGTATCCCAATGGCAAACTCCGCGATGTTCTTGATACTCTAGGATATGGGCCACAAGTCTGGGGCTTTGATACTCCCGACGATGAGATAGAAGAATACGTAATAGCTGGCAGAGCCAAGTGGGAAAGAAATACGAGGGTTAATTAGAGATGCCACTTCAACGTCTTAATAAGGTCAACTGGGGACAAGACGCTAATGCAGACATGTGGAAATATGTCGAGGAAAACTGCAAGTTCTGGCTCGCTAAGACTAAGAATTTTAGAGAGAATGAACTTAAGAGGTATGCCAAGGTTTATAAGGGCGTTCCTGAGGCGAAAGTAAAAAATACCCCCTGGCCTAACGCGGCGAATAACGTAATCCAAATTGCTGCTACTCAGTGTGATCAGCTTTTAAGTCGCGTTATGAGCATCTACATGACTGAGCCAATTTGGCCGGTTACAGTATATGGCTCGCTCTCTGGCTCTGACCTTATTAATGCCACAGAACGCGCTCAGATACTAGAGATGTTTCTTACGAATTCCGCCCTTGATTCTACAGAATTGGATATGTATCGTACTGAGCAAATATGGTGGTCGTCTGCTACTCGTAATGGTACTGGTGTTATTAATATCCCCTACTACTACTGCGTAGAGCAGAATCTCATAAGCGGCGAGTTTGCAGACAATACCTCTAGTGCTACTAAGCCTCTCTTCAAGAACTTCATCAAACATGATGGCCCAGTGCCCGTTAATGTACCACTGAATAAATTCGTCAATAACCTTGACTATGCGAAGCTCGATGACTCCCCTTTTAAATTCGAAATTAAATCAATGTCGGAGTATGAGCTTAAGCAACAAGTTGAGATGGATATATATCCACAGTCTAAAGTGGAGCGGATTATTAGCTCGCCTGATAGGGGGATGAAAGATATACTGCAAGAATACATGCTTGATAGTCAGGGAATTACCTCTAGTTCCAACGAAGGTAATTGCGCTAATGAATATGATATACTACAGGTGTTATTTAACTACTGGCATAATAATCAAAAGTTCTCCCTGTGTGCTCATCTTCACTTAGCCTCGCAGACTAATCTCGTGTGTTATTACAACTTCTACCCTCAGAATCTAAACTCCTACGAAGACGCGAAACTTGCATACGACGACGAGCAATACTTAGGCTACGGCCTTGTTGAAATGCTAGAGGGTTATCAGAATGAGGTTTCTATTACTCATAATCAGCGCACTGACGCTGGCACTCTCAATAACACTACTGCATTTCGTATTAATAAGAACAGTAAGCTTCATTCGATTTTGACATTTTACCCAGGGGTTTGTATCCCAGCGGACAAGGATGAGATCGAGCGCCTCGATACTTCTAATCCCCACGCGGCGGATATTAACAGCGAACAACTAACAGTAAGCTACGCTAAAGAACGAAGTGGCGTTGACCCTGCAATGGGCGGAACGGGCGGAGGAATCGTTAATGCTAAGAGAGGCATCTATTCCGCGCAAGGCACCTTCGCGGCACTCCAGCAGCAGAATAACCGCACCTCACTCCGAACTTCAGACATTAGAGCGGCGCATACAAGAGCTGGAAATAAACTTACAAAAATCTACTCGCACTTCGGTCTTGGGAATAGAATCCGGCAATATGCCTCAAATGCCGATATCCTCTCAGCCGCCCTTGAGTCTGTCCGAAAAGGAGACTTAGGGCTTTTAGTGCGCCCAAGCACAGCCTCGATTAATAAGGAAATGGAGAAGCAAAATGACATGCTTCTTATTCAAAACCTAGAGCGACTCTATGCTGGAGATGCTCAAATTATCCAATCCCTAACTGCACAAGGGATGCCTCCTGAGCTAAAACAATATTATATCGCTGTTCTCCGCGCTAAGAATTTAATGATGAAGCGTCTGCTTCGTAACTTCAACTTCACAGACGTAGATTCATTAATACCAGAACCATCATTCTTAAAGGAGAATAGGGATAATGATATCAGAGGGGCAAGAAGTCTTCAAGGAGATACACCGCCACAGGGAGGCAATCAAGGAGTTTTATCGCTCCCCACTGGGCCAACTGCTAGTACGTTACCTCAATAGTGAGTACGAACAGCAGGTTGACGCTCTTTTATATTCGAGTAATAAGAAGAAAGACTCAGAGCTAAAAGGACAAGCGAAGGCTTACTTCGCAATAGCTAACCTTCCTGAGTACTTATACTCGATAGAATTAAAACCAGAGGTTGATGAAGTAGATACTAAGGTATAAGGGAGATGAAAGATGGCACAGTGGATTAAGAAAATGGCAGATGATGCCGATAGTAAGGACGATAAAACTCCTATCATAGAGATCAAGCCTGAGATGATTCGGGAGGCTATGAAAGAGGATATGGATTCTATCAAAAGCTCCTCGAAGGCTATGATGGACTATATCGCGGAGCAGAAGGCCGAGCGGCAGGCAGCACAAGAGGCTGAGGCTAACAAGGCGCGGCAGGAGAACAACAAGGTTGATGATATTGACTTCCTTACTGATCCCGAAGCGGCTATTAACAAGAAGCTCCGTCCTATCGCAGAGTCAAATGCTGTGATGGCTTCGATGTTTGTGCGACGAGAAGTTCTGGAGAACATGGAGTATTATGATGATCCAGAGTTCAAAAAGCGCGTAGACACGATGATCGATCAGCAGCCTCTAAATGCTAGACTCGATCGTGCTGTCATAATGAACGCGTATAAAGTCACCCGCTTCGATGCTATTAAAGACATTGAGGATGGCAAAATCAAGTCTTCCCTCAGCGTCGGCGGCGGAAATCGTGGCTCGCGTCGTGATGATAAAGGCGGCGGAGAAGATGAATCCACGACTATGACACAAGCCGAGAAGCATTACGCCAGCCGCCTTGGTATCACGGAAAAAGACTGGCAGAAACAGAAGAAAGAAATGGAGTACGTATAAATGGCTACTGAGATTAACACTTCTGCAAATGCGTCGGCAAATGTCCCCCGGCCTGATGATATTAAAGCCCAGGCGGAGGCCGTTATAGCTGCGGCTACAATAGAAGCCCAGGCTAAGATAGCAAACGACGCTAATATAAAAAAACTCTCTGAGGTAAAAACCAGGTCTAATACCTCACTAGACTTCTCTAAAATAACCGAGGATGATATCTATAACCTCGAAATCCCTATGGAGGCCAAGCCGTTTTCTACAGAAGATTCTCTTATCGTAGAACTCAAAGATCCAGCATACGTGGCGCGATGGGTCAATAAGGACGGTCGTAGACTCGGCGCCATGATCTCCAAAGGCTTCATTTATGTCACAGCCGAAGACCTAGCACAACGGCTCAAGACAGAAGTAGTCGCCGATGCTGAAGATCACTACATCATTAATGACGTAGTGCTGATGAAAATCTCAAAAGATATTTACTTCCCCGCACTGCGCGCTGCACATTTGCGCGCAGTTAATACCGTAAATCCAAAACTAGCTATGCGGGCGGCTAGGATGCACGCGACAGAGTTCCTATCAAAAGACACTGATGGTGCTTTTAATATCGAACAAGCACAAAACAAAATTGATATCTACACCCCCGGCGTTGAAATCTAAAAGATAGAGGAAAAGAAATGCCAGCGAATCTTTTAAATCATATCCCAATGGGTAGCGTGGAAACAGTAAGTGGAAACACTCCGCAAACTGGCGCTATCTCAGAGCTTGCAGGTCAGACGTTTTTGCTAGGAGTTCCAGTACAACTCGCTGTTAGTGGCTATGTCCAGAAATGGGATGGTACTACGGTAGCTCTTGGACTCCTTGGCATTTCGTTGCAGCCGGCGGCTAATCTCGCAACTAACGGTAAAGGCACTCCTGGACTCTTGTCTCAGGTCGGATCTCCTGGCGCAATTCAAACCTACGGCAGCGTGCAGAATATGCCCCTTGCTGTTAACATCGCACTAGGCGCGCCGCCAACAGATGGTCGTACTTACTTCGAAGAGGCTAATGCTGACACAATCTTCGAGGGTCAGTATGACAACTCCGCTGGCGCAGTTCCTGCCGATTATACCCCAACTATCGCTCTCATCGGCCACAACGCTGGCATCACATTCGATGCCACTGGCACAGCCTATGTCGATGGTGGCAAAATCACTGATGGCACGAACACCGTTGTTAGGATCGTCGGCATTAATCCCAACGATCTCGTGCAGGCTGGAACTCCGAATACTTACGTTATCAATGCTCGTGTAAGATTCCAAGTTCTAGCATCAGCGCGTCAACTTATGTAATCTCAGTCTCTGAATCCAACTTAAAAGGACAACCTAAATGGCTACTCAAGTACGGGGAGCATTTCCAAAACTATTAGCTCCAGGACTCAATCATATCTACTTGGATGCAGTTGAGACTGAGCAACGGGATATTGAATATACACATATATTCAATGAAGAAAAAACAGATCGGGCTTATGAGCAGGATGCGAAGTTTAGCGCATTTGGCCCGTTGCAGGAAAAGCCGGAGAATACTCCGGTAGCATACGCGAACATGGAACAACTGGGCGATAAGCGTTATATCCCTCTAACTTATGCCCTCGGTGTTCGTACCTCTAAGGAACTTTATGATGATGATAAGTATGGCATCATCAAGAAGGCTCCTATCGCACTCGCGCGTTCTGAGCGTTATACTAAAGAAATGGTTGCGATGAATATCCTCAACCAAGGCTTTAGTCCTAACGTAGTCACTGTTGATGGTGTGTCGCTGTTTAATTCCCAGCACCCTCTAGCAGCTGGCTCGGCCGCGACAAATGTCGGCCCTGGACTTGCAAATGTGATTTATGCTGTAGGTACATATCCCAATCGTCCCTCGACGGATATTGACCTTAGCATCACTGCGCTACAACTCGCGACTAATCAGTTCGAGCGCCTTGTTGATGGGCAGGGTCTTCCCATCACAATCCGCCCGAAGCTCTTGGTAATCCCACCTGAGCTTAAGTTCATCGCGCGCGAAATTCTCGGAAGTCCCGGGAAGCCTGGAACTGGTGATAATGATATCAACTCCATTATCGGTGAAGACCTTTCGTTTATGGTTTCTCACTACACCACTTCTCAGGGAGCTTGGTTCCTTCTCTCAGAGAAACAGCATCATTATCTTAAATTCATCATGCGTCAGGCTCCGAAGATGACCTATGATGACGATTTTGATACTGATGCAATCAAGCAGAAAACCACAATGCGAATTGCAGCAGGAGCCACCGATTGGCTCGGAACTTGGGGTTCTAACGGCCCTTAGTTCTTATGCTACAAGATGGGCTTATACCCCTTTGCCCGCCCTCCGCAGGCCAGCGCGATCGGCATATAAGCCCCGGTTAGGAGGGGACTAGACCTAATCTCCCTAGTACCCCTCCTAATTTAATCGTGTTTAAATACAGAAAGAGGACTAAGATGCCAATGGGTAAGGGAGTGCATCCTGCTTTTGCAGAAGCAAAGCCGGCAAAGAAAGCAACTTCTGATAGAAAACCAGTAGCAGCCAAAGGCCCAGATGTAGGGATTCGTGAGAAAACTGGAGCACAAAAAAACTATGCTCAAGTAGATGTAGCTACTGGTAAAAACCAAGGGCCATCTGATGATAGTCCTCGTAGAATTCAAGCAGCAAAGGAATCAAGAGATATAAGATCGGGTGTGGCTGGAAATAAAGAAAAATCTAAGATGTTTGAAGATTAGAGGAGACGAAATGGGCACAAAAGAAGTCCCAGATATGCACCAAGCTCCGGGTTCTAGTAAGATTAAAAAGCCCAAGAAGGCCAAAAAGATGGCCAAAAAGTCTGCAAAACGAGCTGACGCGGCATTTTTTAAAGGCCGTGGTAAAACTGGTGAGAGTGTATAATAGGAGCCTCTAATGCCAAGCGAAGGAATACGGACTTTTAATGAATCGTGTTGGCATTATTGTGCTCGTTGTGGCTCAAAGGCTGACCTTAACTCCGAGCTGCAATGGCAGTATTCTAAGCTCTTATGTTATGACTGCTACGATCAGTACCCCGTAATCGTCGGATCAATCGAGCAAAAGCAAGCAGAGGCGCTTTCTTACATAATCCAGAACCCTGATCTAAAGCCGAATGAAAAACTAATCAACCCCGTAGTACAAGACACGAGTGATGACATTCTGCTCTAAACTCTTTACAACCGTGGCCCAGCACACTGTAAACTTGGGATAAGAGGAGCACTAAAATGAGAACAGCAGGTATGCTTTTAATGGACACGCCGCTTCCAGATGGGCGAATTTTTGTTTCCCCGACTAGTATGCTCGGAGGCGGTACTGTTAGCGCAGCCACTCCAGGAATTCTACACCTAGATATAACCGGAGCAGCGGTTACTATCGGTATGGAGCCGAATCTATTACTACGCTACGGAATGAGTGATGATGCACAGCAGCAATTTGGTATGGGCGCGCCGGGGTCACAAGGGTTTCAAGGAGCACAAGCACAGCCTGTAACAACAGGCCAGCCTTTTACAACTCCCTACCAGCGTTCTGGCAGACCTCCATATCCCTCTGCACAAGGCTTCTCTCCAGCAAATGCGCGGCCAAAGGGTCTTAAGCCGGTTGCTGTCACAGTGGCCTATACTGTCACTGGCGGCCCATTGACTGCTTTCAATTTGAGTCTTTATAAGACCGCTCTTAACGTAGGAACACCCCCGGCTCCGGCACAACTCCTCACGGCTGTGGGACTTCCTCTCCAGACAGCGACGGTGCAGCTTGTCACAACTCCGATTACTACTGCAAATCAGCTATGGCTAGCTGACCCGTTTGATGTCCTTGCTGTTAGCTTGGCGACAAACTCCGGAGCTGCTACACTCTCGATCTATGGTGTTTATATTGACGTGGCATTTAACTACAACTAAGGAGTTTCAAATGGCGAATAACATAACTGGCACTCCTTGGGCCTTAGATACTGCTGCTCCAGTATGGCCTTATAGGTTGTATATCGGAAATATCTCCTGGCTTAATGGCTCAGGGTCTCTTTTAATTCAAGACCAGATTGGCAGAGATATCATTCGTGACACATGGGCAGCTAGTGTCGATCATAACTACGGCCCTATTAAGTGGGTCAATGGCCTTAACGTAATCGTAATTGGTGGTGGAGAGGTCATACTCACTCCGCAAAATAAATAGAATAATAGCGCAGAGTTCTAACGGGAGAGGGCTGAATGTCAGGGATAATCAAGCGTGAGGGAAACCGGCTCGATGCTACATACGACCAACCCTGGGGAGGGGTTGCGTCTGATATGGACGCGAGCGATATTCAGCCTTCGCAGTTTGTAGTAGGAGATGGGCTTTATATTAAGAACGGTAGAGTTTGTACAGCACAGTGGGCTAATTCTACCGCGTTGGTGTTCTGGAACGTAGTCGCCTCTGAGCCTTGGTTCCAAGCGGAGCGGGTACAATGGGTCTTTGCGATGGTTGAGAACGCTAATAGCGATAACCCGCATAGGATCATAGTCGCTCTTTGTGCTATAACTGGCAATGCTTATGTCGGCGGCCCTTTCGGAGGCTTCGCGATAGATAAGACTCTAGCTGGCTTTACCGTAAGCCCAAATTTCGACTGCTACCAAATAATCGCAGGAGTAGTGTATATCTTCGACTGGCTGGCAGGATTAGAATACGTTTATACCCCAGGAGTCTCATTTGTAATAGGGAATAACTACGTCGGAGGCAAATACTGCGCAGTTATTACTGGCTACTTACTAACTGCCGATACAAACCAACCAACTGATTCCACGGCGATTAAACCGAATAGATACAACTGGAGCGCTCCTTACGCATACACCACTTGGGATCCGAGTATCGACCGAACTTCTGGCTTTAACACTCTTACCTCAGTCAGCGATACTATCACTGGTATCTTCGCGATGGGTAACGTGGGGTATATCTTAAGGACGCAGGGAATTACCCAGCTCTCTCCTACCGGAGTCGGCATCTCGCCTTTTAGCGCGACTGATCTATGGGACTCGCAGTTTGGAATCGGCTGTACGTATCCTGATTCCTTCGATCAATACGGTGCATTAGCGATCTGGGCTAATAACAATAACGTCTATGCTTTCTTCTCTGGCTCTATGCCACAAGCTATCGCAGGGCATGTTCAAGAGGCTATTTATGAAGACTTGAACAAGCATGAGAATGATCTATCGGTTTATACTTTCGTCAGTGGCGCGATTAGCAATACCTCCGAGTATGCTAAGAATCCAGAGCTTACTTATACACTCACGATAGTCTATTATAGCACCGTTGGTGGAGGTATTCTAGGCTCGGCTATTTGGACATACGTACTTGAGACAAAAGCTTGGACTCGTCAGACGCCGGATTTTGATGCTCAGATCAAGGCTATCACGGGGGATTCTTCTCCTATAACTCTCTACAGCGTAAACACAATGGGCGTATTCCAATACGGGGCTAATTACTTCAACACCTACCCGCCGTTTGGAAGAATTCGGAATAATATCCTAATCTCGATTGTTCGCTCAGGAGTCGCGCAGTCTTTCTTGTTCTCCCTTTACTACAATGATTCTGGTGTCGCAAGTCAGTGCCCAGTCGCAATTCCGTTTAATGCCACCTTCCGCCAAGAGGAGATTAGGCTAGGAATCAAGCCAACAGTTCGGGGCGTT